TTTGATGCATTGTACCATAGTCATTTCTAAATACAGGGTCAATAGCACTACTATCTATTTTAATCCTATAAAACATATATTGTATGTTATCAAGGTTAACTAATGGACTTATTGTATTTGAATCAAACCATTTGTGAGAGTTATCTTCAACATCATATATAATACTTGTCATATCAAACATATAGGCTAGACTTGTTAGTCTTGGAATAGCTGTAGTACCAAAGAGATTAACTGGTATACCCTTATGTAGGAACGATGCCCCATAGAACATATAGTTAACATTTGTAAGATTAACACATCCCTCAAATAATCCCCTATTAGCATTATATGCAAGTGTTGTTAGGTACTTATTTCATTATTTGTTGCTTGAAGGTCTTTTATTAGCTTGGATTCTACGAATCTTTTCATCTTCACGATTAGATCGCTTCTCCTCCTCGAATTTATCTTTTTCTAATTGTAAATTCAAATCAAACTGTCTTATAGACTCTCTTAATTTTTCTCTTTCAGCTTCTGACATTTGTTCGGGCTCTACAATACCGTCATTGTCATTAGCGGCTCTGGCCTGAGCTCCAATCTCCGCTACTAAAATTTTAGTTTCATTATCCCGCTGATTAAGAGTATCATTTTGCTCCAGTTTAGCCATTTCGGTCTGCTGACGCATTTGTTCAATTTGTTGCTGTGACTGTAACTGTGCTTGCTGCTGTTGAGCATTTCTCTCTTGTATTTCTCTTTCATCTTTTTCTACAAGTCTCTGCTTTTCAGCAATAGATGCAGAATTATATAGTCTCATAATAGTAGAGAAAGAAAGGGTCTGATTCTGTAAAGCTGCTTGAGCTAAAGTGTCAATCTGCTGTTTTAACTGCTGCATTCCTTCTGAATAATCTACTACAAGACCATAATCATTTTCAGCAAATTCATCTCCGTCAATATTCATTATCTGTAAGGCATTGTCAGATAAAAGATAGTTGAATTTTAACTTTCTGCCTCTTAAAGCAATTTTAGCAGTCTCAAGGAAACATTCAAGCACTCGTTTTTTAACATCATCATGAATAGTGAAAAGCCACTCTGTAATATGGGAAGATTGTAAATTAGAACGCTCAATACCACCAACAGTTTCACGATTAGATACCTGACCTTCGCGCTGCTTAGTAATACCCACCACTTCAGACATCTCCATCTTGATGAATTCAAGTAAATTTATCTGAGACTGAATGGAATTACCAAACTCTGCATCAATAACACCAGTGGAATTATTATTTAAACCACCAGCAATCTTACCAGTAGCTGCGCCATAATTACCTTCTTTAAATGAGTCTGTAATATAAATGCCATTAGCTCTAGCATAATACATCCATTTCTCAATCTCCCAACCTTTAGGTACTTTAGCCAAATCTAGTTGCACTAACTTACCCCAGTTATGAGCCATCATTTTATTAAGCCTATCATGTACAACATCATACAGATAGTTATACTGTTTCATCATATCTACTAAAGAGAAAGGCTTAGTATCAACCATATTATAGATAGAACCTATAATGCCAAAATGACACTTAGAAGGATTACTTAATGTGTTATACTGAATAGGACAAGGACGCATATTAACATATACTTCTGTGCCTATTTTAGTACCTTCCCAAGCCTGATTAATATATAAAGCTTGCTCTTCTTCTCCTCTAGACTTATCGCAGATATAATCTTCATTATAAAAATTAAATACCTCTTCACCAGTCTCAGGATCGTATGATTTTACCTTTTTAATCTTTCTCCTAGATTTCCAATACATCCTAATAACTCTTACATTACCATTAAGGTCGTAAGGAAGTAAAGAACTATTAGTATTATCAGGAAACAGATTAAATGGGTCAAAATAATACCCTCCTCCCTCAGGCTGACCAAGAGTATCATCTATCATATTAACGTTGATAAAACCTTGTCTTTCATCAAGAGTATCCATTTCATCAATGGTATTTTTACCAATAGTATCAGGAATATTCTCTATATACTTAATATCTTTAGGCTTTAAAACGTCATAATAAGTATCAATAATCCTGCCAGGAGACCAATAGTCTTCCAGCACTACAACGTCCGCATCTTCTATTTTATTAGAATATCCAGATTTAAAAATTCGTACTTTTAAAGGATTAAGTTTTTCTAAAATAGGTTCTCCGCCAGAAATGCTGCATTGATAAATCTCTTCTCCCACAGCCATAGCATCATCAAAACCTTGATTAAATAATAGAGGGAAATTCTGTTCCTTACTATAATGCTGTAATAAAGCATTAGCTCGAACTTCTCTCATATCCTGATAATCGTAAGTATAGTAATTACTTATCTTCTCAAGTTCTTGATTAAATTCTTCCTCAGAAGAAACCCTTCTCTCAATAAGTTCTTGCATTCTGCTTAAAACTTCGGCCTTCTTGGTTTCTTCCATTTCAGAAAGAGAGTTAGGATTAGTAATCACAACTCTATAATCAAAAACGCGCTTACTCTCTTCACCCTTTAAAACCCTTAATTTCGAATTAATAATAGGATAATGAGCAATATTGTCAGGAATAAAATTAGCTGTAAGATTTTCCGGATTTATAAGGAGCATCAAATCCGACATGTGAAGCTTCCCATTTAAAAGGTCATAATTAATTTTCTTATGTATCACCGATTTCCTAACAGGACTAAAATTAAAGAAGGTTTTAGAATCGGCCCAGTCAAGATGTTGTAGTCTCCATTTTTTATCCTTGGCTTTCCAAGATAACTGTTGAGGAGGAAAGTTTATAAATTGAGACATTTTTAAATTTCTTTATACTTCCATATGTAACCATATGCACTTTTGCGCTTTCCGTTACATACACAGCTTATATGGTGTCCTTGTACACCCAAGCTTCTTTCAGCCTCTTGTGCAGATATATATTCTGCCACAAAGGAACCATCTTTATTAAATTGCAGAACTGGTTTAGTATTAATAAGGCGCTTTTTTAAGCGCTGTTCTTCTGTCACTATATGAGGCCTTTCTGAATTTACTTTTCTTAATATTTGTTTTACATTTTCAGGCATTGGTCTATGACCTGCTTTTCTGATCTTTTCTATAGCTTCCTTAGTATGTTTTTTACCTTTTATCCAAGGAGTATACTGTTTCAATTTTTCTATGGTTTCTGGAGCCATAGCTTCTGCTCCTTCTCCACCTTCGGCTATATTATATGAAATGCCCAAACTTTTATAATAAGCAATCTGCTCTTTTTCTTGTTGTATCGCCTCTTCTTTAGTATCTACATACACTACTTCATGAATAAAATTATCCCAGCCGTATTTAATAATTGCATTATAAAATTTAATACTGTGTTTATAGCCATGTCCATTACGCCATCTTTTATTAGGATTTTCGTAATGTGTGATTCCTACATACACATGATTATTAAATTTGTTAATATGCTTATATACTATATACATAATAAATATTATTTTTCAAGATACAAAATTAATAAAAAAGTTTAGGATAAAAAATACCCTAAACTTTTTACTAAGTTAATATTAATTAAATGGTTTCTTATTACTTAAAAATCTACGATCATAATTAATGGTGAAGTAATCATCATTACCTAAATAGTCTGCATCAATAACATTTCTCGCCGTTTCTGGAGTACCACCATATCTAATCATAAATTCTTCTCTATATAACATTGCCATACCAAGAGCTCTAACACGGTCAACATTTATATCAGGATTGAACATTATTAACTCTTTAATAAGAGCCTTGTTTTTTAACCTATATAGATTAAATATAGTAGTTTCCACTTCTTCGCCATCAACGGTTTCTACAGAGGGAACTCCTTTTAATAGCCAATCCCTAATAAGTCTGTTAGCATAATCATTAACGCCTTTGGTTGCAGGAACTCCCTTTGTTTTATTACCAACTCCTGTGACTTTAACAATATCCCTGTCTTTTAAATAGTCAGGAGTATCGGCCAGTAAGTACAAACAGTTCAATCTTGAGAAATAAGCATAAATGCCTTTTTTGTTATTTTCATAACAACATCTAGCATTATAGAACAAACATAATTTTCTAACTATCTCATAGTTATCATCCGCATATTGTTGACGACCAGTATATTCTGCAACAATTTGATCTGTCCATAAATCTAAAACAAAAGTAGAAGATAAAGATAGTGTTTCTGCACCATCATCGTCTACAGGGTCGTGTCCTATTATATATCTTTCAGAAAAAGGCTTGCCTTGGCTATCTAACTCTGGCATATTATATATTTCAACAGCACCTGTCATTTTATTATCCTTAAGTGGAAATGTCCTAATTGGCATATCCGTTGTTGGCTTAAAAGAAATTTTACCTTCTTTATCACTAATAAGATCGCCTACGTATACATCATCAAAGAATGCAGGATCATTATCTATCTCATTTAAACGTGCTGTTAAGTCTGTTACAGGAAACATATTACCGCGAGAACGCATAATAGCCTCCTGTGGTGTTATAGGAATTTCAGCAATGCGCTTAGTAATAGTATTAACATTAGTAGAGTTGTACTTTACATTATATCTATCTATAAGTATTTCTAATAAGGCCTTTGTAACATCTGAATTACCATTCTCATCATAACAGTTTGCCCTATTTAAATAGCCAGGAAAGAAAAACGTAAATTTACGACGGCCTTGCCCTTCTTTATCAAAAACATTAGGCATGCCTAAAACATGATAACCATCAGGATTATACATGATTTCTTGCGCTGCAGAAAAGTCTGATTCATCATCACCAGCAGTTCCAAATAAATATAGCAAACCGAAAACATCAGAACCGTTCTCAACAGAAGGTAAAAGATTATTCCATAACTCCAATAGATTAGGAAACGTACCAGCCTCCTCAAAAACATAAAGAACACCACGAGAACCTCTCAGTTTAGAGGCATCATTGGCAGAAGATTTACCTACCACAGAATTAAGAGTGCCCTTTTTGACTCCAGAATCCAAGTCTAAATAGCCCATTTGCCATTGCATATCTTGTATAGAAGACCGCAATCGCTTAGCTGGAAACTGAGTGTTTTCTGCACAAAAGTCTATGTCATACTGAAATTTGTCTAACGTTTGGTCGCCACCAACTAGTTTGGTTTTATCAGAAGCTGTTATATAACAAGTAACCTTGTGTCTTACTTTAGCGGACTCCCCTAATATAAACCTCTTGGCTAGCATTGCAGCACCACAGAAAGACTTGCCTTTACCACGACTTGCTAACTCTGCCGCATGTAAACCACTCTCTCTAGCCTTATTAAGATAGTGAAATTTATAATAGTGTCCCTCCCATACATCCGGAAAATCAATAACACGCATGGCTTCTTTGGAACCCTTATTAACTTTTTTAGTAACCAACATTGGGCAATAATTAAGAAAAAAGTAATAATCACCAGTAATCCATTCCCCATCTGAAGGCCTTACATATCCTTCGTAGCAACGCCTAATTTCTTCTCTTACCCACTTACCATATTCTGAATTAGGATTAGCATTAGGTCTTAAATCTGTTAAAGTACCGTATTTCTGATAGTGTATTGCAGTGGGTCTGAAATAATCCATATCTTCAAGAAT